ATTGGCGTAAACTCTGATGTCACGACTGAAGTAAACTATGTGCCACAAAAAGTGTCACACCTTGCGACATCAATGATGTCTATGGGTTCTGTTGTTATTGATGACAACGGCGTTTACGAAGTCTTAGACAACAACTAAAGGGTCGGGGGCTTCGGCCCCCTTCTCTCTTTCAGAGGATTAGACATGGCAGTATCTAGTACACACGCAAGCTCACCAATAGATGTTTGCAGTCGCGCTCTAATCCTTATTGGTGCTGAGCCAATTACTTCATTTGATGATGGCAACAACGAAGCATTGATCGCATCTAATATGTATGAAGATGTTGCTCGCTCTGCTTTGGTAAACTGTCGCTGGCGGTTTGCAACAAACCAAGCCGTTATGAATAGATTGAGTGAAGCGCCAACTGGCCGCTTCGATGCGGCTTATCAGCTACCTAGTGGCTGGCTAATGACACATGCTGTTACTGTAAATGACACACCCATTCAGTATCAGACATATGGAAACAAATTGTTTTGCGATGAATCCGCTTCTTCTGAGCTAGTCCTAGATTACACATATCGTGCAGAAGAACAGGACTGGCCTTCATATTTTACTGTTGCTGTTCAGTATGAGTTAGCCGCAGTGTTTGCTGTTGGTCTAGCGAGAGATCAGGGATTGGCTGGACTGATGGCACAGCAAGCTCAGATATTCATGATAAAAGCTCGTGGCTTAGACTCGCAGCAACAAACCACGCGAAAGCTAAACACGAATCGGTTTATATCAAATAGGCGTACATAATGCAGAAGGTTAAGGTTCCACTAACAAACTTCCAGTTTGGTGAAGTTAGCCCCTCTTTGTATTCTAGGACTGACACGCCAATCTACAATCAATCGGCTCAGCGCGTTGAGAACTTCTTTCTCCGATCTGAGGGCGGGGTAATTAAGCGATCTGGTTTAAAAAACATTTACCAGTATGACATTGCAATCAACACATCAAAGCGGCAGCAAAGCCGCTTATTGCCTTTTATATTCTCCGATGACGAGCAGTACATTATTTCGCTTGAGCATGAGAAGATCCGTGTCTTTCAGATAAGCCCTTCGACTGGTGCTGTTTCATTAATCCAAACGATTACTGCCAACGTAAATAGTGCAACGCTTCCTTTCGATCATAACTATTTGCACGAATATACATATGCCCAAGCTGGCGATGTTATGTTCTTAGCTCACCCAACATTTGTACCACAGCAACTTGTAAGAACAGGGCTTACCACATTTCAGGTTGAATCATTTCAGTTTGACCAGAAGTCGGATGCAACAAAGGTTTATCAGCCTTACTATAAGTTTCAGTCTGCCGGTATGACTTTAGATCCGTCTGCGTCTAGTGGCAGCGGCGTAACTCTAACAACCAGTGGAGCGTATTGGGATACGAGCAGCCCATCAAAGCATGTAGGCACAACCGTTAGATACAACGGCAATGAGATTGAGATTACTGGCGTGACAAGCTCTACTGTTGCGACCGGTGATATACTTGATTCCCTGAAGGTTACGCTTAGCGCAAACTCTATTAAGACCAATGAAGGCTCAAATGTTATTGAGGTTATACTGGCGAATCATGGATTGTCTGTTGGCAATTCGATTACGGTATCAAATGCGGGCACAATTGGTGGCATTTCAATAAACCAACTAAACGGCGCTCGCACTGTAGCGGGCGTTCTTAGTGATGATAAGTTTACATTTACAGCTGGATCATCTGCTAATGCTTCTGAGCTTGGTGGCGGCACACCAGATATAACAACACATGCACCAACTACATCTTGGGATGAGCAGTCCTATTCATCGCTGCGGGGCTTTCCCTCAGCGGTTACATTCCATGAAAACAGATTGGTATTTGGTGGAACCTTGGCGCAGCCAGATTCAATTTGGTTTAGTAAGATTGCATCGTACTACAACTTTGATGTTGGTGAAGCGAAGGACAATGAATCAATTCACCTCACTGCATCTGTTGGTGAGATTCAGCAAATCCGTCATTTGATTTCTAATCGTGACTTGCAAGTATTCACTGCATCTTCTGAGATGTATGTACCGGCGTTTCAAAACCAGCCGGTAACACCAACCAATGCACAGGTCAGGCGTCAAACACCTTTTGGTTCTGGTTATGAAAGACCGCAAGCAATTGATGGTGCAACACTGTTTATTCAAAAGGGCGGTCAGATTGTTAGGGAGTATATCTTTAGCGATGGTGAGGCTGCATATGTTGCTAGCCCTATATCAACGATATCATCACACTTAATTAAATCACCAATAGAAATGAACACGCTTTATGGAGCGTTAAGCAGGTCTGAGAGCTATGTCTTTATTTTAAATGACGATGGCACGATGGCAGTCTTTAACTCCAATCGAGCAGAGCAACGCGCTGGCTGGGTTGAGTTTACTACCAATGGTGTATTCCATTCGACTGTAACGATTGATGATCGTGTGTTTGCTAATGTTGAATATGATTTAGGTGATGGCACAGAAAAGATTGTTTTATGTGAGTTCAATGCTGGCTTTAATACAGACATGGCTAAAGAGTACAGCGGAACGGCTGGTGTATTTAATGTTTCCTCTGACTTTAATAATGGGGCTGTTGTTCAGGTTGTAGACGGTAATAACTTTGTTGGAGAGTTTACTGTGACTTCTGGCAATGTAGATGTTTCTGGCGTTGATGCATCCCTAACAACTGCTGAGATTGGATATAAGTTCAACGTAGAGCTAACCACAAATCCTATTGACGCTTCTGTTGGCACCGGCCCTTTAACGGGAACGCCTAGAAGCTTAGGTAGCGTTTACTTAGATTTGAACAGTACTTTATCATGCAAGGTAAATGGCACCGCTTTGATTATTAGAAACGTAACTGATGATCTGTCCTTACAGACAGCGGCGTTTACTGGAAAGAAAGAGTTTAGGTTGATGGGTTATAGTCGTGACCCACAGATTACCATTACGCAAGATGCACCACTAAACTTGCAAATAAATGGTCTAGTAGCGGAGTTAATATTCTAATGAGTTTTTTCCAAGTATTAGGAATGGGCTTAAGCCTGATGGGTGGCAACGAAGCCGCTAGAGCACAGGAAGAAGAGTCTAAGCAAACCGCAGAAAACATGATTACCGATAGAATTATCGGTGAAGCACAAGCCGCGCAGCAACAGAATATGCGCTATCAACAATACTTTGATGACCTCGCAAGCAACGAAGCAACATTGCTTTTCAACAGAGATATCGACTCTAGCATGGAGGCTTTCTTTGAGGGCCAAAAAGAAGTTGCGTTTGATGATTTGGCTATAATGCAAACTCAGGCTGGGCTGGAGTCAGGGAAGAGAACTGTTCAGTCTTTAGTTGAGGTTCAGCGCGGGAAGAATGAAGCTAGGGCTACAAGGATTAGAACTTACTCTAACTTTGCGACTGGTATGTCTGACTTGGAAAAATCAGCTAGTGGAACATTTTTTGGTGGGGGAAGCAAATAATGGCTCAAATAATTCGTAGAGCGAGACAGCAATTCAACCAACCAATCGGTGTTGTTCGCATGGACACTGGCGCTGCTGAGGTTGCTAATGCATTTGCCGAAGCCGGTGAGTCAATTCGCAGACAAGCCTATCAGGTAGATGCTGAAGAAGCTAAGAAGCGCGGTGAAGAAGCTGCGGCTGCGGCTCCTTCTATAAAGCTAAGAGCATACAAAGATGGTGAGCCAGTAGACCTTAGCCCACCTGAAGGCTTTGGAAGAATAGCTAGGGAATCTTATCGCGCTGTTATTGAGCGTAGGTTCCTTGAAACTATGGACACTGATATTCGCCTTAAGTCAAAAGAGCTTGCTGGCAAGTATGATCGCAGTCCACTTCAGTATGACAATGCAATGCAAGCTTACTTGGATGGGCTTGCTGAAAGCACTGAGGGTCGCTTCAAACAGTTTGTTGTTGACTCTGGTAGCGCGATTAAGGAAAGCACTCATCTTGGTTTAGTGGATGAAGCTCGCACTCGTGCTCGCGCAGATGCAGCGCAACACATTGTTTCTACTAATTCTGAATTTAATAAACAAATCAGAATGGAGTCTCGCACTGGAAACTTTAGTGCTGTTGATAAAATAATTGAAGAAAGAGAACAGGCTACACTTGAAGGCGAGGGCGCTGGATTAAAGGTTGGATCAAGCTCTATTGTTGCTAGTGAAATGGCTGGCGCTGCTGCTGCTGAATACCTTGTTACTCAGATGAATACCTTAAGCAGGACTAACAGGGAAAGAATTTTAGCTGCTATTACTTCAAACTACTCTCTTCCTTCTGGTGGAGAAGCAGAGAAAGTCTACCAGAACGTTGCAAAGTATATTGATGCAAACAATAAGCAGTCAGTTGTTGCTGAGTTAAATGCAGCGAAGGGAGACTTAGACGCTCTTGATGCGGCAATAAAAGCTGAAGCGGCTCAAGCTGGAATCGCATCAAGGCAAGATCAGCTTTTTGAATTAAAAACAGCTGAAGAAAATATTCTACACAATGCAGCTAGAATAGCAGGTGAAGCTTTTTATGGCGAAGGTGAGGTGGATATAGAAACAGCCTTATTTGCTACTTCAGGTACATTGCAAGCAGAGCTTAGAGAGCTTGAAACATATAGACGAAGCAATCAGCAGTTCAGTCAAACTGACTACGAAAGAGAATCGGATGAATTAAGGCGAGCCGCTCTGTCTCCATTTATTACCAGAGCCGTTGCTGAGGGCGGCTCAGAAACATTCCGTCAAGCTCTTGTTACCAGAAGTCCAGACGCAATTGCAAAGCTAACAGAAAATCAACAAGACGTTATTGCTGGCATTTACAAATATGAATTATTTGATGGGTCAGCTGATGACATAGCTTTTGTTAGCCCATTAATATCTCAAGCTTCTTCTTCAATAGAAGAGGCCCACCTAAGGCAACAAGAGGTTATTGATCTTCAAACCGGCTTTTATGAACTTATAGAACAGGGTGAGGCAAATGGCTTTGATTCAATCAATATGGACGATTACCTTGAAAAGGCAAAAGGTATTAATCCAGCTATAGCAGAAGAACTTAACCAGAAGTATAACTTCTTTGTTGCTAAAGAAGACTTTAGCAGAATATCTAATTTTGTTTCTTCTACTGCACCTGATGGCGCTGGGTCTTTAGCAATTGATAGCATTGTTGCTTATATAAATAGTGGAGACGAAACGGGTATAACGGAAACACTTAAAGGATTATCTGATGTTGCTTTAGAAGGTCTTTTACCAAAGCAACGTGAACAGATTGAAACTCACCTTCGCAGCATTTCTTCTGGTTTAAAAAAAGAAGAAGCCGCTCAAGTTGCTGCAAAAAAAACTAGCGCAAAAATTGCTGCGTTTAAATCGGATATGCTTAATAGAGGCTCAAAGGAAGCTCAGGATATTTCTGAAGCAATAGTCTTAAGTAACGGGTTTGATATATCTAACCTAGAAACTCTTACGCCAGAAATAGAACAGACTATGGCAAAGGCCTTGCCTACGTTCTTAGTAAATTCTCTTAACAACCTTGCCGCCGGTCAAGGGGATCCTAATGCGCAGAATGCGCTTTCTATTTACGCTAGGCTTAGAGATTATCAGATAACAATGTCTGAAGGTTTAGGGCTGCAAGCAAATAGAATTAATGCGCTTAATGATATTATTAGTGTTGATCGTCAGATGATGCTTAACAAAATGCTTATTGGCACGGTAAATGGAATTTACTCTACAGCAAATGAGGCATCTATTGAAGTTGCTAAACTAATGAAGACAAGCCCGTCCAAGGCGGCTGAAAATGTTTCTGCGTTTTTTAGAGACAGTAAGGGAAATTCAATATCACCAGAAAAATATGTAAGCGAAACTCTTGATGACATGGATCCTTACTTAATAAAAGATTTTGGCATTATGGCTAAGCTATTAGCGGCCAAGGGGTTTGAACCTGAAGAGGTTAAAGAACAATTAGTTGGTCAGTATGATAATCGCTACAAAGAATCAAAGTATGTTTTTGATGGGACTAGAGGTTTTAACAACCAAGGCCGCAGTCGTTTTGCCTTAAGCGCTGCAATGCCTGACCCTAGAAGGGAATCATATTTTATTAATAAGGTTGAAAACCAGCTTCTATCTATGGGCTACACATTATTTAATCACAATGACGGCTCATCAATGTCTAGCACAGATGTCTTTGATCCTGTTGTTCTTGTGCCTTTGTTTCCTAACGTATCTACTGCACAGCAATTATATCAGGCATTTAAGGTCATAGATGAGGGCGGATCTAAAGTTATTGAACCCTTAAGGTTGGATGATGGATCAATGCCAGCCTTTAATATTTCTGATGAAACAAAAGAATTTGGTTCTGATTTAGAAATAACTAAAGCCAAAACTTACGAGCAACTGGAGGGGGATGCTAAGGTTCACAGATACCTTCAGGAAAATGGATTAATGTCAGGAGCGCCGCTTAACTAATGTTTGATGCATCAAAAGTAGTAATGCCGCAGCTAGAAGCGGATGTTGGTTTAATAGCTGAACGAGATAAAGCAACATTTACTGAAACTCTTGGCGCTTTAATAGGTCAGTATGAGCCTGTTGTTACGAACTTTGTAGATTCTTTTGATCGTGAGATGCTTCAAGAAGACCCTGACTTTGATGTAGCTAAGGGGGTTTTTGATTTACCAGAAGAGTATCACGAGTATAGCTCTGCGCTTCTCTACGCAAAG